CCACCTCTCGGTCCAACTTCCGCTAATTCTTCGGCGGTCATCTTTACACACTTATGTTTCTGATAATCTTTTTTATATCCCGGTGGACACTTATATTTTTTTTTTAAGTCTTCTTTACTATGAGCTTCACAGGGCATATACCAAGTTTTTCCCTCTACTTCGTGGGTATGAAAACCATCACATCCAATATCTTTAGCCATCTCCTCAGCTTTTTCCTGAGTAGAATATCCTAACCTATCGTTAATTATAGCGTAATCATCGTTTACAACTTCTGTATATAAGTTTAATTTATTTATTTTACTTTCAGCCCAATTTTTAGCAGACTTTCCGCCCCATAATAAATATGATATCGTGCCACACGCTTCTGGATCGCTTGGGTCATAAAACGCTTCTGCCCTTGACAGATAAGAATACATTCTTTTTATGGTGTCAGTACTAACTTTTTCTTTTTGTGCTAATTGTTGAGCTCTAATTTTACCAACATCTGTAGCACATTTATTATTTACTTTTTTATTTAATTCAATACCTCTTTTAGCATTATTAGAAACTGCGTCAGGATAATCATTATAACTTTCTAAAGTAATATATTGGCCTGTTAAAACATCTTTTATATTTGATAATAAATATTCTGCTTCTTCTTGCTCAATAGCTGATAATGTATCTTTTTTAGTTTCTGACTTGTCTTGAAAATATCCTTCTATAGAAAAACCTTTTACTCTACCTGTTTCTACAAACTCGTTCCATATTTTATCTGATGTAACTTTTACCGCACCAACCCAAGTTCCTACCGGATAACTCAAACCATAAAAAGCTGATTTATCTTTTTCACTATCTTCTACAATCCAACTTTCAACTAATGACAAACCTTTTAATTTCATTTGATGTTCAAGGGTTGCTTGATTTTGGTTACCCTCCATTAAATATAATTCACTTGCTTTTCTAACAGTGTCTTTAGAAAAATATATATAATAATCTCCATCACCGCTTGTTCTTAAAATTGGTTTATTAGGTATAAGCAGTGCACCTAATAATATTTTTTTCTTTTTATCTACTTCTGCAAGTTTGTATTCTTGTTTGTTATTTAATGCAATAAAATCTTCCTCAATAGCAGGTCTTTCTACAATTGATATTGCTTCAATACCAGAATATTCTTGTTCTTCATCTAAAATAAGTTCGACTATTCTCATAATAATATAATATTTAATTTATCGTTTTTTTTATATTCCGCTTTCATTTATAATATTTCTATCTAATTGTTGAGCTGATGTAACATCACCTGATACTACAAATGCTTTTACTGGTTGACGGTTGTTTAGTGAGTTAGCTAATTGATTAATTGGTGATGCACCTACAACGTTAAAGTCTGGCACGTTAGCTTCTATGTTTTCAATTTGACCGCCTACACCTGAAACTGCTGCTGCACCTGGACTTCCTTCGCTTCCAGGAACTTTAGTAGCAACTATTTTTTTAACATTAGCTAAACCTGTTGCAATTACTCCAGCTGCTGCTACCGCACCAAATATACCACCTTGAGCAAGTGCTTTTGTTGCACCTTGATATGTGTTTATAATTGATTGTGCTACTGCTACTGCTTTGCCGGCAGCTGATTCTTGACCTAACAATGAACTTACACCAGATAACGCTTCTGATACAATAGCAACCTTTGCTTCTTCTTCTTGTTTTTTTATGCTCTTACTTATATTAGCAAAGTTTTCTTGAGCAGCTAGTTTTTCTTTTTCAGCGTTTTCAAATTCAATAGTTCCTTCTTTAAATATTTTTTTTGTATTCTCAAATTGTTCTAATGCTATTTTTTGTTGTTCCTCAGCAACTTGACGTTCTAAATCTAATCTATCAAGGATACCATCTTCTATAGCTAATTGACCCTCAAGAGTTCTTAACCTAGCGTCGCTTTCTGATTGAGATACTGCATTTGTTAAATCTAATTTTTCTTTTAATAAACTTGTTTCGTTTGTTAATTGTTCTGACCTTAGCCCACCGATACGTTCTTCTATTTCAAGAACCGCAGCCTGTGCTCTTATAACTTCGGTTTGTAAGTCAATATTGCTTTCGTTATTAGCAAGTGCTGCTTCTGCAGCTAAAAGTTGTACTTCTGCTAATTCTTTTTCTTGTTTTATACCCTCTTCTAATATTTTACCAAGTTCAGCGTTAGCTGTAATCCTAGCTTCAATATCTTTACTTACATCATCACGGATTTGCCTTTGTTCTTCTGCAGCTTTTAAATTTGCTAATCTTAATTTTTCTTGTTCTGCAGCTGCTAATTTTGCAGCGTTTGCTAGATCTACCTCTGCTTTTGCATTGTCAATCGCTTCTGTTGTAACTTCTTTAATAGTATTAGCAACTTTCTTCAATACTTTACGAGTGTTCTCAGATTCTTCGGCATTACCAACTATAACTTCGCCTAAATTTTTAAATGCTTCCCCAGCTTCTTCTGCAGCTCCTTCAAAATCTAATTTAAAAACTTTTACCAACGCTTTACCTAAACCACCGATTCCTTGAATTAAATTTTTAACTCTTGTAATCAAACCAACAAAAAAGTTTTCTACACCCTCAAACGTGTCTGATGATAAGAATTCTTTTACTGGACCTACTGCTTTGTCAAAGTTGTTTATTAGGAAATTTACAAAGTCATTAAATATATTTGATATGGCACCAAATGCTACTGCGAATGCATCTGCTACAACTTGGTTCTGGCTTAATACCGATTTAAAAGTATTGAATGCTTCTAAAACTAATCCGATTCCTATTGTTTTAATTGCAAGACCTAAACCGCTAAAACCTTTTTTTACTGTATCTACCGCACCTTTTAAACCTTTAAATCCTTTTTTAGTATTATCAGCAGTTTGTTTAGCACTTTTTTCTACCTCTTGAATAGATTCTTTTAGTTCAGCAAACTGTTCTCTAATATCTCTTACGTCATCTTCAAGACCTTTTACGTTAGCTTCTAATTCTATTGTTTTTTTGACTGCCATTTAAGTTCTTGTTTAAATTGTTTATAGACTTCTGTAAAGCTACTAGGTAATTTATTTTTTCCTTTAGCGATTTTTATATTTTCAGTACTAGCGTCTGAGTATTTTAATAATGTTATAATTTCGTTCAGCATCTATATATATAATACTTTATTTATATTTTTTTATGGACAAGTTAATGTTCCGTTTGAATAATCATAATAAGTCATTTTCCACAAACCTGCCGTGTCTATAAAACCAACATACACTGCTGACCCTAAATCTAACCATAAATTGTAACCGCTTACGAAATGTTGCCTTTTAGCTTTTACAACATATTGCGTAGGTGTTAAATACTGAGGATATGATTGTGTTCCGGCACCTGTAAATTTTGTTGTTAATGTAGTATCAGTCCACATCTGCCTACCATTAGATAAAGTACCTGAATAATAAGCATAAACTGACCCGAAACTTGATGAACATGCTGCTGACGAACTTGTATAAGAAGTTGATGGATAACCTGAACTTAATTGTAATCGATAAATATTAGTTGAACAATTGTTTTGTGAGCCTAATGTACCATTACCGCTTGTAACTTGATAATATTTATTTTGATATGAATAATAACCATTAGGTGCTAAGTTTGTCAAACCATTATTCGTATATAATGTTAATCCTGCTGCAAATGTGTTTCCTACACCTGATGAATATAGTGTTTGTTGATAAGCAGTACTTGCGCAGGCAAGGAATGCATCTGATGCGTGGTATTGTATTGGAGTATGTGTTGTATAATTTGGTGCTGCACTTGTAGTAACAGTTTCATAACTCGATGATACACCCTTGGTAGAACTGTATGTGTTTGTAGCGGTACCCCAATAATAATAATTTGTACTGCCTGTTAAACCTGTGAAATCATAACTGTTATTTCCTATGTTATTTGGTGCTGGTGATACGTCATAATGTGTATTGTTAGTAGGGCTAGAATTATCTGTTCCCATATAAAAACCTGCACCATTAATTGTTTGCCCACCATCTGCTGTTATTTGTAGGTTTGCTGTAAATGAAGTTTCAGCAACGTTTGATTCTGCTAAAGTATTGACTGTTGGCACTGATGGTGCGTTGTTTGTATTTACTAAAATGGTTGTACCTACACCCTCTCCGTGTTGATTTATAGCGTAAGCAGTTACATAATAATTCGTGTTTGCAGAAAGACCTGTCTGATTAGCTGAAAAACCTCCAACAGATGTACCACCCTCTGCAGTTTTTGTGTTACTGGCATAAGATACATTTGTACCTACATAAAAACCTCTTGAACTTATTGTACCATTAGCAACGTTTACACTACCATTAGCAGTAAAAGAACTATATGTAACATTTGTTGCTGAATTAGTTGTTACAGTTGGTGCTAATGTTGGGCAAGGTTGATAACCTGACACATATCCATTTGCATCTATAGCTGCGTAATAACTTCCTGGGAAAGCGTAGTTGTTTCCTGATCCAGAAAAAGCAGTAGATAATCCAGAGTTTGTATATAATCTAGTTCCGTTACCTAATGTTCCTGAATAATATAATGTGTTATTCAAAGTGTACCCACAAGCTGTGTTAGGTGTAGCACTGCTGCTTGTTGATATTGTTATACTTACTGCGGTGGCACCGGTAGCTGCAACTGTTTCTCTACCATTTAATAATTCTAATGTTGATTCACCAGTTTGTAAATTTGTATTAATTGAATTTATTCTATATGTTAAATCGCCTATCTGTACTTCGTCAGCCAATGTATATTGTTGTAAAAATTTTAATGGTAATACAGCTTTTATTTTTGTTAATCTTTCATTGAACCTAAATACATTAACTACATAAGATTGATAATATTTATAATATAAACTGTCGATATAATCATCACCATTTGTCCACTCGTTAATTTCTTGATTAAAATGTATTGTTTCAGGGTAACCTGCTCCACTACTTTGAACTGTCGGTGAATTACTAGGTATCCAATATTCTGTTATTGTTTGTTCTGCATTTGTAGATCCGTTATCATATCCGCTAATTTCTGTAATTAAATTAATTCCATCTGCAGTCACGCCTAGATCAGAACTATGTATTGGGTAAAATAAAACAGGTTTACCAAGATATGGTTCTTGCTTGTCGTTTAGTAAATGTCCAACTTGTATATTTTTTGTTGTTGCACCGTCAACTAATCTTTCAAACTTCATATGCTGAAAAGGTGCAATTATTTCATAAGTAGTGTTATTACTATCTAATTTTCCACCGCCATCATAACTAACGCCACCCCAATCTCTTTGAAACTGTTCTTTATGTTGTTTTGCTAAAATATTTTCTGTATCTTCATATCTAAATGCTATTTCTCTATAAGGTAAAGCACTGTCTACAGTTTTTTCATTACTGTTTACAAAGTCCGTAATATTTCTTAAAGTACCGCCTGAATAAAAATTATCTAAAGTGTCAACAGTTATAACACCATTTTTTTCAGTTGCTACTAAATTAAACATTTTGAATAATCCTGACAAGAAGTCAATAACTTTTATATCAGGTATATTTTCCATCAAAGCAAAACCGCCACTTGGTATTGCAAAACTTGCATCAACATCGCTTGTGCTTACAGTCGTGCTTGTATTAGTGTCAAAGGTGTCAATAAACACTAAACTAAAAGATGTGACTGTAGCAGCTGCATTACTCTTAAATTTTATTTCATAATTTCCATTAGGTAATTGATATGATCTTTGAGTTCCTGATTGTGATGGTGTATATGTCGCATATTCAATTACACCGGTTGATATATTTTTTATTTCTGCTACAATGTTTTGTGATACAGTCCCAAAGTTTACTGTTATAGCAAACTGAAACTTTTCGTTAGAAGTTAAATTATATATTTCAAAACCTCTTTGCCTTAATACTAAATTATCTTCGTGGTTGTTAGTAGCGTTATCATATGTTTTACCAGATTGTTGATTAGGTGTGTAAGATGACCCAACTCCTTCTAATATTTTTCCTGCGTTTCTTTGGCAAAGCATATACAAGTTATAAAACCCTGTGTTAGTGGTGTTAAAAAAGTCATCACTAAATACTATCTGTTTGTTTCCATTTATATCTTTTGTAATTTCTGAGTTCTCAATAGCTTTTATTATTACATATAACCTCACACTATATGTTAGGTCTTTCCAATAATATCCAGAATATTGAGTAGCTTGTGATGGGTTAAGGTTTCCACCTGATTTATTTATTTCTTGTTTGCTAGTATCCCAATACGCAGGTGTTTGTGATGAAGAATAAAAACCTCGCATTGAGTTACTAATTAAAGCGGTAACCAGCGGAACCGGATATGCTACGCTATCAACTGTAACAGACCCAGTCCCGTCATCTGATAAACCATCAATTATTTTTGCCGATGTATATGTTGTATCAAAATTTGTAAGCCAATCTAAATCCTCTAATTTCAAATCACCTAAAACATCTTTTAAATTTAACGACCCGAAGAATGTAGCTTTATATGTATCAGGTCTACCATTTTTTAAATTTACACCCTCTAATCTTAATTTACCTTTTTGAAAAGGTGCACTATTTAATTCTATTTTAGATAATACTTTTTTACGTGCATCAAATGAGAATGATTCGCTTTGAGTGAAATTATGAAAATGTTTAAAAAATTTGTTATTAGTTTTACTGGCAGGTAAACTGAATGTTTTACTAAAATCTGTAAATATTTTTCCAGGATCTTTGACGTCTTGAACTACTTGCGTCAAGTTTATTGTTTCATCGCCGAACAAATCAAGCCTAGTATAATTTGTATCTCCGGTTAATTTTACATATAATTCAATATTATTCATTACCTAATATTTGATATCATATCAAAAGCATATTCTGCAGTGATAGTGTATTGTATTATTTTATCATTTAAACCTGTTTTAATTCTTTGTGTGTTACTTGTTATGTTTATAGGTGTAGTTATTGAGTCTTTATAAATCCAAACTTGTTCACTTACTAACAATTGCTTTATAGCTTCGTTCATAGTATCGAAACTCATAGGTGGGCTGTTTAGTATTAAGGTTTCATTTGCTAGAGTGTTGTATTGTTTTATTGAATGCTTCCCTGTATCATACCTAGAGTTAGAATCAATTATAGATCTTTTGAAAGTTGTACGTTGTACGTTTATGTTTTCAGTAGTTTTACCGGTAAAATATAAATCTTGTAAAGCTCCATATTTATTAACGAATGTTACTTTATACGCTTCGTGTTGTGAACATACTCTTTCTATCGTAAAAGCTGTGCTTACTACAGTTTCAGTCGTATCACTAGCAGAAAAACTTTGATAAACTATTGTTGAACCATTCCAATATGGTATCACTCCTGCAGTGTTATCAGGTGCATATATTGTAGTATTATCTTGCATCATCTCATTAGTTGCTATTGTTTTAGCAGAGGTTTGGCTTGTGCCTAAACCTTGTAAAAATTCGTAGTAACCATCTAAACCTTTATGCGATATACTAACTGGAGTTCCTACAGTGACTGCAGTTTGGCCAGAATTAATTTCGTCAACAGTTTTACTTTTAAAAGTTAATGTACCTGTAATGTTAATAAATTGAGGTGTATATGTGTTATCAAAAGTTATATCTATATAATCTCTACATAGATCTGCTATTTCAAAAGCGACTGTCCCGGTTTCTTGATTAGTTGTTCCTGTTAATACACAATCTTTACTCATAGAAGATATTTGTGTACCGCCAACTGATAAAGTTAAAGTTGCACTTTTAGCAACGTTTGGACTTGAATATGGTTGACTACGTGATTCGTAATATGGACTTCTTAATAATATTGTTGCCATTAGTTTCCTCTTTTAATTAATTCTGCTTCTATCATACTGTCAATCATTAAAATAATTAAATCATCTGCGAATATATCTTGTAAGTCATTAGGTAATTTTTTAAATTCGTTTACAAATGGTATTGTAAAAAAGTTGTTAGCCCTGATACCTTTTTCATAAATTGATTTAGCTATAACATAACCTATGCTTTTATAGTTACCTTTTTCAAACTGACCTTTAGCATTTCTAAACCTTATATTACTTTTTTTAGCCCATCCACTAATTGCTAAACTTGGCGGTCTTTTAGTTGTATATTTATATGGCGTGTTTTTATTTACTCTATAGTTACTTTTAGTACCTTTTACACCTTTGTCAATGTAATCACCATAGTCCTCCATAAATAGACCATATGCTAATGAATCATTATTTTCAAATAATTTTTTGTATTGTATGCTGTTATATAATTTTTTAGTTTTATTTATTGGTCTTTTCTTTCTTTGTAATTTTGTACCCTTACTTAAATTTTGCCTAGATTGTTTTTTGACTGCTTTAAAAAAGTCTTCTAATCTTTGATTAAATCTATCTGAAAATATTAACATATGTACTGATCGTTTCTTACTTCTATATTTAATTCAGCAGACCAACCGGCTAAATTATTTTCAAACCTATCTACAAATGGTTCACAAACTGGATCGTTTGCTAATCTGTAACCAGATTGGTGTAATGTACCGAACCTTAATTTTTGTATTAAAGTATTTAAAACACTTAATTGTGTATTCAATATATCTTGCTCATCTGTATTACCTCTGAACTTATCTGTTTCTTCTTCTTTACTTGTATCTTTTATATCCATAGTAAGCACTGTAATATTATACACTAAAGTTTGTTCGTTAGATACAACATTGTTCACAATAAAATGTGCTAAAGGAAATATAGTTTGTTTTCCTAAATCAATATCAGATATATCACCTATTGTTACTGTTTTAGTAATTGAGTTGTTTAGTAAAGCTGATTCTAAAGTTTCACTTATTAAATAATATGATCTAGCTGCTGAGTTACTTTCTGACATTTGATTTTAATTCTGCTTGTTCGATTTCATTTTTTTCTTTTATATAAAGTAACGCATGTAACGATTGCGTCAATCCCTGCTTAGTGATATCTTTGAATTTTGTAATATCTCCCTTAGCGAGTTCGTAAATGCATCCATACCAACCCCACCTGTTGCTGAATTGATTTCTTCTTCCGTATGGTTGATCAGACGTTTGTCCATTAAATAGTCCATCATATTGTTCGACAAGTCGATTCCTAAATTGTAAAAAAAAATTAGACAACTAAATACAACATCTAAAGTCATATCTTTCATCTTATCAGATTCTTTAGCTTCGTAATCAATGATATCATATTTACCGCCATATTTCATTTTAATAGGTCTATATAAAACATTCATCGCTAAATGCATATTATCCCAATCTGCTAAATAGGTGTCAACATCTACATATTCGCCCAATGATATATCTTCTAACTTAGGGATAAATCCATATTCTTGATTGTTTAATTTAAACTCTGTTATTAATTCAGGTTTTTTATCAAATAGGTTATTTAGTATTGCCACTATCTCGTTAATGTCAGTTACTTTAATTTTAAACGTATCTTTCAAATCGATCTTACAAAATATTTCAACCATCTTTTGTGCTATAAATGTTGGGTCTTCGTTTGCTTTTTGTATTTTAACAAACTTTTGATATTGACCCAAGGTAACATCGCTGAGTTCTGTAGGAACGTTGATAGATAATTTCATATATGTATAATACTAAAATATAAAAAATTTATCCAAAAAAAAAGAGAGCCTGTGCGACGCTCTCTGTAAACCAATTAATATGAAAAAAAATACTAGATAATTTGAAAAAAGAAATTATCAGATTACCGCACAGAATCAGATTACGTTTGTAGTTTGTTCGGTTCTAAATTAAAACGTTTAATTGGTTCCATATTATAATTTATATCTGTAATAATAGTTAGGCATATTATGTAGATTGAGCTCTCAACTTCCACGCTTGTGATTGTTGAATAGCATTAATTTTTTCTTTTTGTGTTCCGTGATATTTACCACATAACTGTTGTAAGTATGTATAATATTTAGTTCCTGCTTTTATCTTTTTACCTCTGTCAAGAATTATATCTTTAGCAGCGTAGAAAGTTTTCCTACCAGCCCAACCTAAACTTCTTGATGGGTCGAACTCTACTCTTTTAGTTCCTATAAATTTATTGTCAACTAAATATTCTTCGAAGTAACCGATAACCTCGAAACCATTTTTGATATTTGTATTTTTATTCATAGCACTAATATATAACTTTTTATTAATTATAAAAAATTTTTTATAACTTTTTTTTTATTATATTTGAAATATGATTAAAAATGTAAATTACGAAACTTTACAAAAGCTATTTGAATCAGGGAAAGTCCACGACGTCAGAGGTCCTAAGCCAGGATCTTACGAGTACTGTCAGGCAGCCCAAGGTTTAAATAATAAAGCTCTTTGGCAAGTTATATACACTATCGGATAGCATACTTACCATAGTTGGGTTTGCTCATTAGACTATATGTTGCATATCTTGTAGCGTCAGGAATATGGTCATTGCCCTCTTGAGGAATATTTGTTAATCGATTTGCTTTATCTTTTTTCCACCTATAATCCCTAAATTCTTTTATAGCGTTTACAGATGTTTCTGTTATGTATATCTTATAACGTTTTAATAAATCTATTCCAGCCATTACACTGTTCTGCCCTTTTACACTAGGTCTAATATTGTTACCCATTCTACGCAGTTCATCTATTAAACGCACCTCAGCTGAATCACCGAAGCATAATTTATTTCCTTGATTATGTTCTAATAAAAATCTATGTATATCTGACGTGGTCATCATAGTTCTATATAATAATTCGTTTATATAAAGATTATGTTCTTTTTGATATACTTCTACTGCTACAGTTGGATCGTTCGTATAACCGAAATCTACACCGATTGAGAGGAACTTTGCATCTTCTGGTATTTTTTTTATAACGTTTGCCCTAAATATTTGGGTTCTTGACAATGCTCTTTCACCTAAACCAAACACCTGCCAATATTCATCATCTGTTTCTTTTAACCTTTCTAATTCTGTAATTAAGTTTTTATCAATAAATGGATTATCCTTATATGTAGTTTTATAAAACACCGC